GTTCTGCGAGAACAGGAACCTCATCTGAGCTTTGCTTTTGAACGGCATTTTTACTTTTTTTATTAAGTTCGCCTAAATTTATTTTTATAACTCCGTCTTCTTGTGTTACTGGACTAATTTCCAAATCCGGTGTAACTTCTTGGTTTTCTGTATTCATGATAAAATATTATATAATTGTGTTAATGTTATTATTACTTAGGCTCGAAAGAATTTAAACCAAATCCACCGCCCATTATATCATTGCCCGAAGATTCAAAATCTTTTGGTCCTGACATATTATGTCTTTGATCAATTAATTGACTTTGTTGTGTGGCTTGTATTTTTGTTCTATCGTCTTTTCTGTCTTCTTTAAATCCTTCTTTTGATTTGTATACGTCAGCTTCTATTCCTTTTAACTGCATATTAAGTTCAAACTCTAATTGCATCAATTCTTTTTTAGCAGCAATCTCTTTATCCATTCTTGCTAATTCTAAATCTGACTTAGTTTGTTCTAATTGTATTTTTTGTGAAATTAACTGTTGCTCTTTTTGTATTTCTAATTGAGCTGACTGTTGTTGCGTTTGCATATTAGCATTCGCTTGAGCTTGAATATTATCTTGCTGTAATGCTTGATCCCTTTCAATCTTCTTTTTCCTTTTTATTTTTAATAGTTGGTTTGCAAGTTTTAGGTTTTTAACTTCTCTAATATCTATTGCATCCTCTATATCTATATTTTTTTGCGCTAATGAAACTTGTATATTATTTTCCAGCATCTGACGTTCTTCATCATCAGGTACTAGCTCTATAAATATACCAAAGTCATATAAATGCAGATCTTTTATTTCATCTAGGATAGCCACATTGTGTCCGCCTATTTTTTGTACGAATGCTTCTTTTGAAGGGGTATATTCTAATACGTCTGATATTCTTAACGAAAGCATTTCAGCCATCTCTGCCGTAATAAATAAACCACTCTGTAATATATGTCTAGTTGCGGTATTTGAATTAGCAGCGGCCATCTTTTGAACTCCAACTAAAGCATTTGCATCAGGCGTAGATCCATCTCTAGCTTCGTTTAATCCGGTAACGTCTCTAATCATACTTAAGTAATAATTATAAGCGCTTATTAAACTTTGCATTTTACCGCCGGCATTACCTGTGTTTAATTCTTGAATTGGTATTTTACCGGGATTCATATCACCTTCCTGCGTAAATGATCTACCTATTACCGATCCAGTTTGGAAGTACATATTTAAAGCTTCCTGTGGATTATAAACTGTACCATTACCTAAATCTACTTCACTTAAACCATCAGCATCTAAATATACACCATCGGGTACCATTCTAGATAGTACTTGTTGTAATTTTAAATGCGTTAATTGAATCATATCAGCAAAACCTGTAATTCTACCAACCAATGATTCTATCTTTCCTTTATACATTCTAGGAGCAACAATACTATAGTTCATTTTTACTTTAGTATAATCGCTTTTAGGACGCATCATATTTTTAGCCATCTCCCATTTAAGAAGCTTGTCAGTGCCTAATACTAGGACGCCTTCATATAATACTTCTAATGATCTTGACATTTTGCCGTACTTTGCTTCTAACTCATCTAAAGGTGGATCAAATTGATCGTCTCTAACAATTATCTTAGACGCTCCAGTTGCTGTTTCCTTAACTTTATATACCTCATTCATGTAGGTTTTATAATTAAAGTATAACAATTGCACGGTATTAGAATCTGAATTATCATAATTTGATATAGTTCTATCAAAAAATGTATTATTTTGGAAGCCTTGTTTTGCAATTGCTTCTAACTCTTCGTTTGTTAACTCCGGGAACTGTAGTTTTAATTCATTTATAGAAACCGGTTTAATTTCTCCAACATAATATATGTCATCAAAATACGGCGATTCAGTATACGAATAAATTAAATTAGCAGGATCAACATATTCTACCTTGATTCCTTCTGACTTATTAAATGTATTTTTCGCAGCGCCAATACCTAATGTTGTAATATCATATATAACTCTTCTTTTAGTTAAGTCATATCTATTGCCGTCAAGTATTGTATTAATAGCAACCTCCTCAGCTATCTCAACACCTTGTTTGTAACTAAGTTGCATGTAGATGTCTAGTTCTTCTTGTGAGTCTGGCAATTTTTCTTGAGGCGTTTCAAATAAATTAACACCAAATTTCTCCTGTGCAAATCTACCTAATTCTTGCGTTTGCATATCTCTTATAATAGACTCCATGAAAGCTGTACGTTTACTAACTCCGTAAGGGTCCTGTGAATATGCTTTTATATCAAAACCTCTGTCAGCAATACCGTTAACTACTATATCTACAAACTTAGGTATAATAGGCACTGGCTTCCAGTCTAAATTAAGATATGATAAATCACCGTTAATAGATAATTCATCTTTATACTTTTGAATAGATTGTTCTCCCCGAGCATATAACCTTAACCTATGAAACGTGCTTTGATTATTTTTAAATCTAGTAGTACCAGAACTGGCTTTAAACCATTCGTCCTGAATAGCTCTACCGACTTTTAACCCATACTCTGACGACATTTTTTCTTGGTCGCTAGCTATTTGGCTTGGAAAAAAACTCTTTACAACTGACTCAGCCATATTATTTTACTATTTGTGATGTTGAACCGCTATTAGTGTACCTAGCGATTGTTAAATTCAATTTTTGTCTTTGTACATCCGCTGAAGGATGGTACATATGCTTATTGCATGCCATTATCGCTAAACCAGAACTTATGGTAGCATCGTATTTTGTTCTATTACTTATATCAAATCTGGACCAATCATTTAATGTCTCATTAAAATACATATCGCCATAATCTCCATCTTCTTTTATACCTACATATCTTTGTATATAACTTTCTATTGCAGCCGCGTGAGCTTGCTTAATGTCTTCACTGGAGTTCGGCATACCGCCAATCTCTTTTTCAGTTACAGATAATTTAGTCCAAAGCTTATCCGGTCTATTCATAGAGTAGCCTCTATACCCTCTTCTTTTAAAATAATATAATAACCTAGGTTTGTTATTCTCTGCAAGTATTGGCATTCCGTAAAATATACAAGCCATTAAAACCTCTTCAAAGAATATCTCCGCTGTTTGTGGCCTAGCTACATATTGTAAGAAAAAAGAATTAGACGGAGCATCTTCCATTGAAAACTTAGTTAATCCGTGCAAGGCTCCTTTGGATCCTTTACCATCTGTTGTTCCGGATATATCATAACTATCACATCCAAATGCTCCAATGTGCTCGTTACCTGGAAACTTAAATCCATTTCTTACTATTTGATTATTCTGCAAATTACCAGTAGGAACCCATGTAACTAAAAATCTACCCGATTCATTTGGATTAAATACTACTTTTGTATCTTTAATTCCATTTGCCCATGAAAAGTTTCCTCTTGTAATAACATTACTAAACCTTAAGTCGCTATTATAATCTATTTGCTCGTATATCTTTGCTAAATTAAATATACTGCTTTTTGTTTCATCCCTAAAAGCATGCTCTTCAGTTCTTGGAAATTGTCGATACAATTCATTTAAAGCGTCCTGGTCTCCTTTTAAGCCATCAACCTCATTATTCCAATGTTCTATAACCCCAATATCTATTGCGTCTCCCTGCGGGCTTAAAACAACTTTCTTAGGAGTATCAAATACCGGATGCCCGTGTTCATCAATAAATCCTTCGTAGTTCCATTCCATTGGAATAAACAAAGAGTATAGTCCTGAACGTGTTTGCCCATTCCTATTTCTTTTTGTTACATCAGAGTTGTAATATAAATTTTTATAATTATCTCCCCCTTTATCTAAAGCGTTTGATGTTGATCCCATCATACACTTACCAATAATTCTACTACCTAATCTTAAACAGGTTTTAGTAACCCTCCAGTTATTTAATATATTATCTGGTCTTAGCCATTTAGCAGACTCGTCGTGTACTAATAATTGTAACTTTTCACCATCATAAGCATTATCGCCTGTATTCTTCCAGTCAATTGTTGTATCAAGACCCTCGAGTACTTCTGTCTTATCTTTAGATAGTATGGACTTTCGCGTTAAACGAGAAGCTGGTATACGATACGCAAGTTCTGTTTTAGGTCTATCCATACCGTCTTGTATCGGTTTGAAAAAGAACGGATAGTTTAATGATATAGGTACAACCTTATCTGTAAACATCTTTTTAGCATCTGCTCCGGACTTTGATAATATACCAAACCTACCATCTCCTGTTATTGTAGCTAAGTTAACTGTTTCTCCAGACGCCATAAATGAAAATCCAGAACGTCTATTCTTTAAATAGCACATTCCGTAACATCTAGTATCTGCTTTACAAGCTTCCCAAAATATAAAGAACAATCTATTTGCTTCTCTAAATTCGGGTGGACCAACGTCAATCTTAGACCATTGTAGGTACATATAATGCGTACCGGTTATATAAGTGTTTATTCCTTTGTTAACAAACCAATACCCATCTTCACGGCGTTTAAACTCTTCATCGATATAACCTTCCCATTTTTCTTTAAATAAATCAGGATACTCTCTCCAATCAAAAACACTTTTAATGCTCTTCAATTCTTTTGGATAGTCAGTTACTTTCCACTTATTATCTGTATTATTAACTTTTGCAGGAACTTTAGGCAAAGCTATCTTAAGATTCTGTATCTCATATATATCACCAATTTGTCCTGTCTTACTTATTACTATAACGTCGTGTTCCTTATTATAACCATACTCCCATTTCTTTGCTTTATTT